CCTACCACATCCGGAGGGAGGTGATTCCATGGGTTGTCCGAAGGGCATTCGCATTTATGGCGACGCTGATGGACAATATCTGAAGGTTCAAGTGACTGGAGGAGCGCACACAGTTTATCTGGGTCCGCTCACCCATACCTTTATCCCTTCAGAATCATTGTCCAACATCGGGCCTCGTTACAGGCACGGCGATTTCAATGAGAAACCGTGTCAACACCAGTATACTACTGGGTTCATACGGTATACCTCATCTCGCCCAGCCGGATATACCGATGCTTTCATCGGTTCCTTCGATTCTGAGACTTTCTCAGAGGTCGTAGGATTCGGCATGCTCCGATACCTTTACGAAGCAGATGTAAAGGTTGAGGAGGAGAAGAGCACTGTAACGGTAACGGTCATGTCGCGGTATTCGATTCCTAACGGTTATCCTCTTGCTGGCGGAACTGTCGTAATCCGCGGTAAGAGGATCGTTAGCAAAACGGATCAGCGTAATGTCCGTTACTCCGATTTCCTCATCGTGTCTAGCTCCTATACTGGCCTGCCAGGCATTTCCACCGTGGGCGTAGTTGGTTCGCCCTACGGATCGGTTAATGACCTGACATGGACAGATGCCATGCTAGAGGCTTTCCACAAGTTGTGGGGAGACCTCCAGATGGAAGTGGAGCTTGGGCACAGACCAGATGAGCCAATCGGAAGCGAAGGCACCTTGCGTGACCGCGCGATCTTTAACGCGATTGACGATCTCGATGTAGAAGGGTTAAACCTTCTCGAGAACGTCAAGGACCTTGCCACTTTAAAGGATCTTCTCGATCCTTTAAAGGACATCGCCCATTGCAGGAAAGATCCGATTAGTATACTTCGTCTTCTGGCTAATCTCCACCTGTGGTGGAAATATGTCATCAAGACGGGTATACTGGATCTCAAAGCAATTCGCGATCTGATCAAGTGGTTACGCACACATTCGCACGAACTCTCGAATGCTCTCGCCGGCCTGTTGATGATAGGCCGGGGAACAGCATCCAAGGTAGTCGATGGTAAGTTCGGGCCCGGTTCCGAATACGAGTTAAGATATGATGCCAAACTCGTGTACGGTCCGGATACCTCATCCTTTAACGGATGGCGACTTACTCTCGAGGCCCTTGGGTTCGTGCCGAATGTGTCTGACCTATGGGATTTGGTCCCTTGGTCCTTTGTCTTTGATTGGTTCATTCCTATCGGCGAGGCGATTGATAATACAAATGATATGATGGTAGTCCAAAGACTACCACTCATATACTGTATCATCACTCGCCGTGCGTCCGCAAAGGTGAACCTCTCATTGGCTCATAGTAGTGGGACTTATGAGATCAATCTTAAGTCCCGCTCCTATGATAGGACCGTAGCGACCCGTCTTCCGAAGGATATGTGGTTGGGGCTGACTTGGAAGGATCCAAGAAAACAGCTCCTGACTGGGAGTGCCCTCTTGATCCAGTGGATCACTGGCAAGAAGGTTCCCAAGCACCACCTGCACTAAGTGGCTTTCTACGGAAAGCTCCGCTTACCCTCTATGAGGGTAGCCTCCCTAATCGGAGGAGAAAGGTGATGCCACTATGGCAGTCGCCCTCGGAACTGGGACTGGTCAGTCGACTAACGTGACTGCTGCCCAGACACTGCTCATGCCCGCGGTCGGCGCTTACCGGCTACTGAGCCAGAAGCCCGACGAGGCCATCTACACGTACGCTTCGAGTGCGCTCGATCAGCCGAACAAGATTCGGCATGCGATCCAGCGCGTCGGAAACATCTTCGCGAACAGCGGAGTTGTCCCGGACTCAGGCCAGCGTGTCAACGGTCTCAGCATCCTGTCTCAAGTCATGGAGACGTGGAAGGTGGAGGACGCCGCGAATACGGCGTTCAACCCCTACTACCTCCCCGTGACCGGACACGTCGTCATGAAGTTCCCGGTGGACACGCTCATCACGAGCGCTGTTCTCGAGGCCTTCATGCGTCGGATCTTCGGGTCTGTGTTCGCGAGCGCCGCAGCGACGCTCGCGCAGGCCGTCGATCCGCTCCTCCATGAGGTCACCGCTCTGCGTTAGGGCGGTGTTCTTCATGAGAGGGGATGCTCATGGGCATGACAAGTCCGCCAACGTCAGCAGCTCAGCTGCTGAGCCTAGTGCAACGTCACGTTGCACTAGCGAGTACGTTGAAGTCAATGCCAGAAGGGGACGTTGGATCCTTCATCTTCTCCTTTTGGCTAGGCGTCAGCGTACTGCAGCGGGACCATCCATGCTCTCCGGAGGTGGTTGGAAGATTTGGGCAATTGTTAAGCAATGTGCTCAGATCTTCCAGCGGCTGTTTGGGCTTTATCGACGCTTGCTCTGAACTGCGCCTGGCGTGCATGATGTCAGGACAGTTCAGCGCGGAGTTGATTAAGACTCATAAGCGCCAATGGGTGGGAAGCATCGTTAAGGCACTAGTGTGCCATTACGGTGGCGACCCCGTCGCACATTCCTCTGCATCGTTTGCCTCTATAGTCACCTTTTTGGGATGGCTAAAGAGACTCCCTGTCTTTATACGCCCGGAATGCGAAAGCATTCAAGCGTATAAGCAGTGCGATGAGAGGATTTCATCACTATCTTTCGGTGATGATCAGTGCGTCGAGCGACTTAGGAGGATATGGTTTGAATGGTTTCGATCCTTCAAACTGTTACCTCCATTCGAGCCGCGGCATGGGTCCGGGTCGACGGCAGATGCTGGTAGGGTACGAGCCCAGAAATGGGCTGGACTCCGATCCAGTAATGCCGCCCGCATTTGTCTGCGCTATCCCTCACTGGAAGAGTGCGAATTACCACCTATTGATACCGTTGAGTCGGTATCTAAAGTGGTATTCGTACCTAAGCAAGCAGGCAAGGACCGTACGATCTGTATGGAACCTGCCTGGTTGCAATACCTCCAGCAAGGGGTGGCGCACCAACTTGTCCGGTTTACGCACCAGAGAAGTCATCCCCTGGCGCTCCTCGTTAACATCTTTGACCAAGATGTTAACAGGAGCCTCTGTGCGCAAGCACAGTGGCGTGGATTGGCAACGTTGGACTTGTCAGATGCGTCGGACAGTATCTCCGTCAGACTCATTAAGGAGCTTACTAAGGGCCTCCGTTTGTGGAGGTACCTGTATGCCACGCGTAGTCGTTTAACCTCCATTGGGGGTTCTACGATTGAGTGTGACAAGTTCGCTCCAATGGGTTCTGCACTATGCTTCCCAATCGAGAGTTATCTCTTTGCCTCGATTGTGGAGGATAGCTATCGGAGGTACTATGGCCAGGCCAGTAAGGGGCACCAATCTGGATGCTCCGTCTACGGTGATGACATCATTGTGCCTAGGGAGATTAACCATCTCGTGGTTGACACTCTCGAACACCTCGGGTTCAAGGTTAACGAACAGAAGAGTTTCTCATCTGGACGTTACTTTGAGTCTTGCGGTGTCGAGTATGTCAACGCGCGCCGGATCACCACGGTCCGACACCCTAGGCGCCATCTTTATTGTATAAAGATGGCCTCACCGGACGATGTCAGCATGGTTACTGACATCGCGAACTCCTTGTTAGATTTCGGAGCCTTAACGACTCGCCGTATGCTCCTTCTGCACTGGACGACGCAGAAGATACGGTTAGGCTCCAAAATCAAACCTTTCTCTGATTACCTGGTCTATGGGAGCGATGGCATCCGCTCTCTAAACCCAACTGTATCAAAGGGTAGTTGGAATCGTAAACTCCAACGCTTTGAGAAAGTTGTGAAGGTAATCACGGCGATCCCAAAATCGACTCAGTGGGATTATGTTGAGTTTCAACATAAGACCAGAGAGTCGACGAGAGATCAACGTCTCCGTCGTCGTATGCAGCTTCCGAAGTGTTTGGAGCCGCATGAGCGATGGAGTGAGAGAGGCATCACCTATCTCTTGAAGATGGGGCACTTTGCCCTAATTCA